ACAGTACCTACTGCTACACTGCCAAACGCTGGAAGGTTTGCTGTTGTTACAACGGGAATCTGGAAGCCGTTATTTGAACGGACTGGACCAGAAAAGGTAGAAAGAGCCATGATAATCTCCTGTCGTGGCTAATGTCAGCCACGGGATGCGGCTGTCAGGGATATAAATAGTATACAACAAAAAAGGGCGGCATGAAAGCCGCCCTCTTCGTAAAGATGTCTTTAACCTTATGCAGCGCCCGGTGAGCCGAATACTGCGCGTGGGTCAGAGAAACCGAAGCTGTAACGCTCACGAGCCTTGAACCGCATGTTACCAGTGTCGAAATCTGGATCCATGTTTGTTGACAAAGCCATACGCTCAAAGTGCTTGAAGCCATTTGGCGCATCAGTTTTGATGAAGAATGCATCTGTGTCAGTTAGGTAGTCGTTGACCACATAACCTTCAGGGAGCATACCCATGCTCTTCAGTGCGTTCACATCGTTGTCAGATGTACCGACCCGTAGGTTTGATACAAGCAGACGTTCTGCTACGAACTGAAGTTGGCGTGGAACGATTAGCTTCATGCCTTTAAGAGCAATTACTAGACCGCGTTCATCAGTGAACCCTGCAATGTTGATTAGAGCGTCTTCCAAAGAAGTTTCGTTCAAATCTGCTGCAGTTGATGGCTCGTTAGAAAACGTACCGCCGTTTGTCAGTGGGTGTGATGCATCACAAAGTGCTACACCGTCGCCACCAGCAGAAGCACCAGCAGTAAACGCATTGTTGAGGATTGAAGCAGCTTTAACCTGCTTTGTGTGTGCCATTGAACGAGCAAGTGCGCGTGTGTAGCGTGATGCTAGACGATCGTACAAGTTATCTTCAATTGCTTCCTCTGTGATTGAAAAGGCCATCGCCACTGTCTCGTGGTTGTAACGAGCAGTGTAAGCTTCTTGTGCATCATCAAATGATACGCCAGTACCTTCCTGTTTAACAGGAGCGGCACCAAAGCCTGACAGCATTACTTCTTCTTCAAACGCCCGGTCTGATGACTCGGAGTCGAAGATTTCGGCATGCTGGCCTTCGTAACGATTGTATTCCATACCAAAGAGAGCGTTAAGACCAGGCTCTAGTTCTTTGGCGAGTTGTGCGCGAGAAATAGCCATTAGTTAGCCTCCCTATGATATCGCTGCTTCAGAATCAGCCTGAAGCAAAGCGTGGTTGTTAATCATCACAATTACAGGAAGACCGGCTGCTGCATAATCTTCGTTGTCAACATCTGTCTGAATGCCAACAATCTTCAAAGGAAGAGAGGCATTAGAAGAATCAAGTGTTGCAACATCCATCTTTGCAGAAGAGTTACCTGTAGTTGTACTACCTGACGCGCCGCCATTGAGCATTGTGTTCTCAAAGATTGCTGCACGAGCAGTTGCTTGGTCTGTGAAAGTTGCGTCTGTTGCAATCACAAAACGCTGCATCGGGTTGTCATACACATGTCCGATAATATCGAAGTTTGTGTCTGCACCTGAACCAGGCCAGTAATTAGAAAAGACTTTCTTTCCTGTTTCTGATGAAACATATTCACAACCAGCAAAAACACCAACAAAAGCTACAGTGTCTCCAGTTGCAGAGCCGATAGCGATTTCGCCACCGTTCACGCATTTAACCGGAGAACCCTGAAAGATCGCTGCTGCATCACTAGCAATGAAATATGCATTAGTACCCTGAGTAGCAGGAGTGCTACCAGCGGTATTAATCGGCTTGAGGCCGAAGGCAACATTTGAGTTTGCCATTGCTTACTCCTTGTAAGTTAAAGGGGTCAATCTTTACCCCCGAATGATACACGACTTTTCCTATCGTTATGGATAGGCATTGAAGGATGTTGTTCCCTCATTAGGTTCTGATCAACGGCATCCATTTGTGTGCGGGTCTGCTCCCGGTAGTATTCAGTTCGTTCTTGGACCGTCTCTTCTGGGATTCGTGCAAGCATTAAACCGCCTACACCAATTGTACCAGCATTTGTGCCTTCCTGAATAGTTGGGTATTGACCAGCTAACTCAGGATATTCATCTGCCCGTACAGGCTCCCAACCTTCCCGCAGTTTTGATGTCACATTCATTGAATCGTCTTCCCCCCGAATAGAGGTTCTTATCCAACGATGCTTGAAGCCTGCGGGAGCTTCAGGTGCCTCCAACTTTGAAGGCGGTGCCCAAGACTTGCGTCTTGTGGTCTTTGCACGAGTTTCTGAGTCCCGTGAGGCTCTTTTTGTAGAATCAGTCATACTTTTACTCCTTAACATGCTTTGCGTATTCTTCAAGCGGAACATTAAGACGCTTGGCGATTGCAATCTGCGAAGGGGTCAGCTTCACTGTTCTGCGCCCCTTTGGTGACTTCGACCGTGAGGCCGTGGACTCAGCAGAGGCGACTCTGGGCCCAGTATCTTTGCGAGGTGCGCTTCCAAACTTTTGTGGAAACTCAGTACGCATACGACTGTCAAGTTCATTATAGTATTCATCGGACTGCGGGTCAAACCCTTCTTCTTCAATTAAAGTCCTATGAACCCCGAACGCCGCATAAGTCATAGTCTGATCTGTGCCAAACCACTCATTTCTTGAAGCCCAGTCTTCTGCTTTTGGGTCAGGCTTCGCGGGTGCAGATTGCTGAACAGGCTGTTGAACTTGAACCGGTTCTTCTCTAACTTGAGACCTTTTTTCCTGAGTACGCCTTGCTTGCTCTAGTTGAGCTTGGTCCAGCGCCAGCTTACTAAGATTCTTCTGAGCCTCGAACATCGCCTCAGAGTCGCCTTCGTCATAAGCTTTTTGATAAGATTGCTTTGCAGCCTCAATCTGAGAATCAACACGAGTGCCGAACTCTCCCACATAAGACTGGTCTAAAGCCTCCAAACGTGCTTTTAGTTCATCGTTCTGCTTCTTAACAGATTCAGCGAACTCAACGGCTGCTGCTCTCTGTGCTTCTTCATCACGATACTTTTTAGTAAGCTTACTAATACGTTGCTGGACACCTTTTGAATAGGCTTCAAGCTCGTCTTCCTGCTTTACTGGTTCCGCTTCCTCTGTAGCTTCCTCAGACTCCACGATGTTTTCAACACCTTCAAGCTCAACTTCCTGCTCGTCGGTGCCTACATCTACAACTTCAACTTCTTTTTCTTCTGCGTCGGGTAACATCTCTATGCTCCATACGTTTTGATATCGTCGGGGTCAACGATTGTTGCAATGACTTCGTCATCATTGATGATTCTAACTTCGCCGCCTTCGATCTGGAATCGAGAGCCAGCGTATCTTCCGATACACACCCAATCACCCTCTTTACACCAAGCTTCGCCACCGAACTTATCGTTATCTTGGTAAGCTAAAGGGCCTACCTTGAGCACATAAGCTACAACGGTTGCGCGAGATTCGCGTTCTCTGGATTCATCGGGTACATATATACCCCCATCAGTCTTTTCCTTGCCCATATAAGGCATGACAAGAACTCGCCATCCTGTGGGTTGTGGTACTCGTTCTGAAAGGGATTTTTCTTTTGCGGCTTTTTCAGCCTTTTCTTTAGCAGCGCGTTGCGCAAGGACGTATTCAGGTACTATCAGTGCCATCGATATACTTAGCCTTTTCGAGCAGGGCCTTCAATTCGTCAAGAGCATAGGTGACACCCTGTATTTCACCGACTCTTGCGCGGTAGTCTTCCATACTAGAAATACTACCACTGGTTATAGAAACACTAAGGTCTTCTATGTGATTGTGCAAGACTTTATTATATTTTGTTATAAGTTCATATATATCCATTAAACAGCCCCTTCGTCTAGTATTGGCCCTCCAGAAACCCAAGCATTACACATGCGCATAGAGGCGCATTTAAATTTTAAGAACTGACAGTACCCAATGTCTCCAGCAGAAACAGAAGCATAAGGGTCAGAACCCTCAAAGCCAATGCCTTTTGCAATACAGTCTTTCATCTTATCCGTCAGATTAAATGCAGCGCAGTTACCGCAACGACTTTCTTTTGCTGCCTCGATGTCTGTGTCAAAAGTATCCGCGATAGACTGCCAATAAGTATCGTTCTTTCCTGAGTCATCTAAACCGGGGTTTAATGGACCATAGCCGTATTCATCTATAGCCGTCTGCCTGTTATCAAGGTTAAGGTCAATATCCTGCGTGGCTTCAGGACATCCACCATCCATCTTATCAACAGGAGTGCCGTCTTGAATTTCTTTTGCCGGGTCAATGCCGTCAGGTATAATATTGATTTCTATTCTCATGATCTTTTCCTAAGAGCAGCTTCTTGTATAGCCATAAGTACGCTGTTTGTATCATCTATTTTTAAATCTACTTCAGGTCTAGGACCTAATCCTAGTCCTGTGTATATAAAATCGTCATTGGTGGTTGATTCCCTGTCCATAAATGCGCCGGATAGTTCCTCATATGATGGATTGACAGAGGAGGGAAGATCAGCAGGGGTAATCTGAGCCGCCAACAAGTCTCGGCCCCTTTGACCTGCGTATTTATCCATAGGTCTTTCTAGATTGTCTATAACATCGTCAACGTCTTTGTCAGAAAAAATACTTCTTATACCTTCTTTCGCTTGGTCAACCAAGTCAGCAGCTTGACCGTATATACTTCCAACGGCCTCTGGGCTAACACCAGTTAAGAACTCTGAGGATGCACTTACCGCGCTTGGTGATGCAGAGCCCTCATCAAGGAAACCTTCTGGAGCGTAAGTCGTTCTTGCGGCACGACTTAAAGCACCAACAGGAAGACCAAGACCCATTCCTACGATACCTGCCAAACTTTGGCTGGTTGTAGCGGGTTGTATCTGCGCGACCCGTGGACCTGCTACGGTCATTTCACCTTCAGCGCCGCCGAATAAAGAACCAAAGCCTTTAGATACAGCAGCTTGAGGGTTGCTGTATCTGTTGTAACGCATGTTCTCAATACCAGCCATTTGATTCTGGTCAAGTAAGCCAGCATAAGACACGTTTTCTGCACCAAAGATTCTGGAGAAGAAACCATCTGGGTAGGGGTTGGTTATGTTTCCCTTAGAGTCACGAATAGCGGCGGTATAAGAATTATCGCCCTCGCCCTGAGAGCCAGTATCTACTGGACTTGGGGTGCCTGTATAGTCGGAAATAGCCCCCCCGCCGCCAGCATGACCCCCGCCTCTTTCTCCTGGAGTACCTATCATCTATCTAATCTTTACTGAACGAGTTGAACCCTGATACGCTCTGCCCATACCACGGACAGTTTCGCCACCGCATTCCATGCATCCACAGCCACCACCGTGAGACATGTACTTGCCGTCTTTAGCCATGATAACTTTCTTTTTATCACCACGACGCTCTAGCTTCACTTGTTGTTTAGGAGCGGTGTCCATGTATTCTTGTACAGACTCAGGATATACTTCCTCAAGACCACCTCCTCCTATGGTGCCTCCATAGTCAGACGGGTGCTCTTTCTTTTTCTTTCTTTCTTCTTCTTCTTTTTTTGTAATCGGTCTATCTACCTTTGACGTACTACCACCAGCTTTACGTTTTAGAACCATCTTTGTATCCTCTTGTGCAATGCGGTCTGCAGTTTTTCTGTCATATCCTTCGAGAACACGCTTAACCGCTGGAGAAACATTCTTACGGCTTTCAGCCATAAGTGCTTTAGCTTCTTTATATGAAATACCTAAGTCATCCGCCATCTGCTGGATTCTTGGTCTGCCGCCTGCACCTGTCATAATAAATGTCCTATTTCTCGTGGCCTAGCCATACAGCAAACGCGCCGGTCATGGCTCCTGTTACTACACTAACCAGTGCAGACTGTTCAATTGTTGGGTTGGGAAGCGTCATAAACCACTCCACTACCCGCCAAGCGGATATTGACATCATAATCATCATAATCCGGGGGAGTAGCTTCCAAGCTAAAATTCTTTCCATTGCTGCTGTCATGGTTTTTCTTGGCCTGCTCTTCAGTTGTTACGTCGTCTTTACACCACATTACTTTTTCTTAAACTTATCCACGCCTTTTAAACCAAGCGCTGCTAGAATTGTAACATAGAGGACGTTCTGATACCACTCTGGTAATTCATTCAATCTATCAAAGCCATTCTTAACTACATCTTCCATGCCGGGAATGAAGACAAGACACACAGGCACTAATATAATAATTGTGACTAGCTCATCTTTCCAAGAATTTTTTGTACCTTCTGCCATGATAAGCTCCCACTTACTATCATGGGTAGCGGCAGTCTTCATTATCTCTGCTTTTGCTTCTGCCTCAGTCTGTGCAAGATGAGACTTCGCCTTTTGCTTGGATACCTGCCCCTCAACAAAAGATGATGCCAAACCTGCAAGGGGACCAATAAGAGCTTGTAACATGTCACTTTCCTTCCAGCACAGCCAGACGAAGCTGTAGTTCAGCTATGCTTATCTGTAGTTGATGTACTTGAGACACTGTGTTTTGAACAGACTTGGGTGGCTGAAAATCGTCTATCCAATTGTCGTTCTCTTCAACCTCTTCCATTGTAAGCTCAAGATTATGCTCTAAGAAAGATATTCGCTCGGTCAGGCCAAAATACACCCAAACTGATACGGCTGTGAAAGCAATCATGCTGATAAGATTCCTTAAAGGAATAGTTATCTCGCTTGCCTCGTTTAATTTTGTAGCCGCTGTTTTAGCCATTACTTATCTTTCTTTATCCTACCGTAGAACAGTATTAGGTTAACAGTAGTGTTCAAGGTTACCATTAACACTAGCCAATATTGTAACTCTATGGGCATTACTGTTCACGTTTCAATTCAGCCTGTGTGTCAATCCGATAAACATTTACGAGGTTGCGGTCTTCAGCAACTTCACGCTGTAGAGCTTGGCGCTCTTGCGCCATCTGATAAGACTGCATCAACTTAGCTTGGTCAATCTGGAAATCCATCGCATCGTTCATTGCCTTACGCTGAATCTCTTGCGTATCGTTCTGCAATTCCTGCTGGCGGATAGCAACAAGTGGGTCAGGCTGTTGTGGAGGCGTTAGGAGCGGAGCCAACTGTTCAGTTGTATCTGCAATCTGCTGTGCAACAGCAGCTTCAAGTGCGTCAGGATTAATCTGCGGAACAGGCTCACCAGGATTTTCCATCTGCGCCTGCTGCATTACCTTAGTAAACATATCCTGCACCAAGTCACGAGCATGCATAGCTACATGCTCTTGAACGTGGGCATTCAACATCATAAACGCCTGCGGGTTTGTGGCAGTAGATGGCTGCTGCAACATAGCCGCATGAACACGAATGTGCGCCATGTGGTCCTGCTGTGGAAATGCCTGCAAGGGCTGGCCCATTAACAGCTTAGAGTTTTCCGTGCCAGGGTCCATCGGAGCCGGTGGCTGTGGTGGCGGTAAAATGCTGTCAATGTTCTTTACATCAATCGCATCATACATCCGGCGGTAAGCCTCATACATATTGTGCAACTGTGGCGCTGCTTGTGCCAACTGAAGCTGCGTCTGCGCCAGTGACATACGCTGTGCCATAGAAAAGATTGATGGGTCGGAGACAGGGAGAACGTCTACACGCCCATCAAAGTCTTGTGCCATTACTTCTGGGGCAACATTAGGACCTATAGCATACGGATATGGTACAGGATTATTCGAGAATATCTCAGCAAGCATTCTAAACTCTGACTTCTGAGCATAGTGCAGGCGCTTGTGGATACTGCTAATTACTTTTGAGCCCTGTTCGATGAGAGCCACTGTTGTGCCGACCGGAGCGTTTGAATTAACATCAGCGACCTTTGAGTCTGCCACTTGTGCAAATCTTCTGCCAGAGTCAACAACAACTCCCAGAAGTTGGGCAAGGGTGCCTGATGGCTCTTTATATGGAAGGGGAATAATGGCGTTACGAATATCCCCACCAGGAGCGTCAAGATCGCGGAACTCACCAGGATTAACAGGCTCGTCATCATTCCTAATGCGCACACCACGAGCTTTAAACCCGCCAGGCAAATTGGATAAAGTACCTGCATCAATAAGCTGACGTAAGATAGAAGTCGCTGCACGAGATAATCCTCCGATCATATGCAACAAGCCAAAGCCATAGAAGCCAAAGCCCGGTAAAAACTTATAGTGTGTAAAGAACTGGCGCTTGCGGCGAAGCGGATCCATCTCACGCCAGTTGCGAACTACAGATAATACCTGTCCAGAAGCTTCGTCCATAGTGACGATATACGGGAGCTTGATACCTGTGTCCTCACCTGTCTCGTCCAAATCCTCAAATCCCTCAAGATCCAAATCAATGTGCGTCTCGTATATAGTATACATGTCATCAGAGTACCCCGGATGAATCCCCTGTATCTCATCAGACTTGTCCTTAATTGTTGAATCTGACTCATCGTCATCAGATACAGATAGTTCAACATCTCTATATACTCCTGCTACTTGAAGTTTGCGAACGTCGTTCTCACTCATGCGAACAACATGCGTATACCTGCTAGCCGTCTGCAAGTCCGTTGCAGAATAAGGAACAATCAAATCCTCTGCAGGTACGAATTTAGAAACAGCACGGCCCCGTGTTGGGTCCATATAAACTTTCTTGAATGTAGAACCAGTAATCGGCAAATAGAATAACATCTGGTCAGTGTCAGAGTCGTACTCCTCCATAACCTCAGTAACCTGATAATTCATAAAGTCCTTAACCCGCTGGGCTTGGTCTTCTACTTCCTTGGTCTGCTGTCCAATAATCTGCGTCTTAATAGGTCCACCCGGCGGCAGCATTTCTTTGTAAGCCTGCGCCTGAAACTGCGTAACAGCCTCACTCAATAACGGATGGGTTACACCAGAAGCACCCATGAATGGCTCATTGCGCTCCTCGTAATTAATCCCCAATAACGTAAGACCCTTGGAGATAGACTCCTCCCAATCATCACGGGAAGACTTATCATCATCAATCTTAGAACTCAGGTCTGAAGATAAGGAGCCAAGGATCGAGTCATCTAATACTTCAGCCAAGTTAGCATTGTGGTCGTACTCCTCAACCTCAACTTCCATGCCCTCGGACTCATCAAACATAACCACGTTCGGAGGCAGTTGCTCCTCGGTGCTAGGTACTTGGACCTCGGTCATTTGTTGTTCAGGCATTGCCGGGCCACCTGCGCCCATTGCCATGTCTACTGATGTTGGAGGTAGTGCCATTAAAATGTTCCCTTGAATGTTCCGCCACGCTTTTTGTTAACTACGCTGCCATAGTTAGGCACACCGATAAGTTGGTTCTCTTTACCAATTTTATAAATAGGGAGCTCATCGTCAGTTAAACTGGCGACCCCCTTGGTGTTTCCCTTGTTTAATATTCTTTTAATTTCAGAGTGAGATATACCCGGTAGTCTGTTATCAGACATTACATCATCTCCCTTGCCATAGCACCGATTCCAGAGTGTATCATCTTTTTAGGACGTAAGTCCACAGGACCACCTTTGGCGCGGCGGATTACTCGGTTCTCGAAGATGGCTCTAATAGCAGGATCTTGTAGATTAACTACAATATCGCTGCCATAGGCAGGCAGCGCCGCTAACCGCCCTCCCATTTCTAAGGTATAGTTAAACTCTGGAAAGTCTTGTTTAAGTTTATTCAAACCTTTTTTAAGATTCTTATCATAAGTGTTTTTAAAACCTGCTGCTTGTGGTCCTGTTCTAAACGCCTCTCTGCCGCCGACTGAAAGTAAGGAGCCAGTGCTTGGAAAGATAACTTGTTCTATATCACCACGACGAACAAGCTCTTGCAAAATTAAACGAGGCATGTATTCATCAAAGTCTTTTGTTGTGGCAAAGGGTTGCCCCGGCATTGTCTCCCCGTCCGAAAGACTGGTCACAGCATCGTCCATATCGTCGAACACTGTAGGACCAAGTTCGTCTATAAGCTCAGTTCTTGCTTTTTGATATCCTTCTTGTGACCTTGTTTGAAGTTTTCTCAAGAATGTATCGGCCTCAGAGCCGGTGAAGACAAGACGCGGTGCTAAATCGTCTTGAAGATCTGTGCCATACTCTATTAACTGGAAAAGATTTTCACCTTCCGGCGTTAGCTCTCCGGCATTACTTTTAAGTTTCAGGTTATTAAAAATTCTGTGCCTTGATCCTCTATCATTATCACCTGTTCCTATAAAATCATCAAAAGTAGCATACAGATCTTGTCCTTCGTCGGAGCCAATATCTGCAAACCTATTCTTCAAAATTTGGTTTTCCTGAAGAATGTCCGTAATCTTCTGCTTTTGCTCCGGCGTTGCGTGTCTGTTTAATGCCGACTTTAACGAATCTTCCCCCACATTAGGTCTAACCAAACCATAACCACCTGTTTCATTTAATGCATCCTTGCTAAACTGTCCCGCGCCCTCTTCTAAATCTTTACGAAAAACACTAAGAGCTATATCATAAACCTCGCTGGCAGGCTTCTCTGGGAGCAATCCTCGCAGGAGGGTTGTATCATCGAAGTTGTCTATATCTCCATCTATAAGTTCCTGCTGATGTTTTGCCGCCCTTTCCCGATAGCTCTCAAATGATTCATAAATACTTCTTGCTTTCCTTGAATTCATGTAATCTTCGTTGTTTAAAAGGCGCTCTGCTCTAGCTATTTCCAAAGGCGTGGCAGAAGGGTTTATGTTTCTGACTGCGTCTGAAACAGCGTTACCCTGAATCTCTTCTATAATTGCTGTTCTCTTAGAATTTTTGGGGTCTAAAATAACAGAGAACCGTGAGTGCGCTATATAACCGGGAACACCGCTATACCTAGAGCCAAAGTAATTGTGTGATGACTTTAGTTCATAATCTTGAACAATGTTTGTGTTCGGGTTGTTAATAATTATAGCGCCCCTATCAAGCAATAGATCATCGTCGTTCTCAAAAAATGACTGCTGACCACTAAATGGAAGTTTTTGATCGTCGCTAAATGGCAATAACTTGGTTTCATCAAAGTCTATATTCATAGCTTCTGCATCTGCTTTAGCAGCCGCCTGTGCCTGTATATCCCCCTCAGTTACAGTCATAACCTTTAACTGCGGAGTACGCTTTATAAAGTCGGCTCTTATCTCATCTACGCTACCATATGTGTTAGGAGCAAAATCAGATTTAAGATAGTCTATAAATCCAGAACCTTTTAAATCACGCACAGCTTCTGCAGGCTGCGACTCAAGAATGCCGATAAGTTCTTCCTTACTATATCCATTAGGGCCTCTATCTTCTAAACGATCAATTGTTTGAAAGGTTGGTGAGTAATCAGCAATAGCTCCCTGCCGATTTATCTGCAGAGTGCTGGTGTTACCATAATCAAATGTGGTTGCTATGCCTTTCCGACCAGAACCGGGAATAACTTCTTCAATGATTTTATCTGCATCAAAGTACCCCGAACCTAATGTTGATACCCCACCTTCAGGAAACTCATCCATACTCTGTGTAATAGGGAAAGTCTTTTGAGAAAGGGCTGCTTGCCGTATAGGAGATAAAGCAGCTTGGGCCACAGGCTCAACATCAACAACATCCTCCGCAGCAGGTAACGCAGCTATACCCTCATCGGCAATTATGCCTTCAGCTTCGTCTAACTCTTGACGCGCCAATTCCCCCATCAGGTCTTCCAACTGATTTGTAAGGTCTACTCGGTCAGCTAAAGGTAACTCATTAGGTAAATCTAAAGGAGCCCCCATAGTAATGCCGGGTGCTTCTACAGGCCCAGGTGCAAGGTCCGGGGTCCCAGGCGCGGCTTCCATAAGAGCCTGAGATTCTCTGGTACTTGGACCAAGGCCCTTGAACTTTGTTAAAGCTTTGTACGCAAGTAACGGATCAGCTACAATTTCCCCAGTCAACATACCCTGACGGAAAGGATTCATGCCAAGAGTAGAAGATTCAAACTCCGCAGGATCAGCACTTAACTCATCGCCAAAACCCATATACCCAGCGATAGCTTCCGCGCCAGCATACTCCTGAAACTTACTTACCGCCTTATCAACCAAAGTGCGATCTTCAATTTCTAATTCATCTATAGATTTACCAGAAGCAAGTTGCGCTGCCGCTTGTGGAGCATCTCTCATTAAAAGAGCTAACAGATCTGCAGGTAGACCCAGTAACCCGGCGGGTAGACCCACTGCCACTCCCTTTAAAGCATCTAGGCCCTCGGACCGACGCTCGGCTAATCCTGCTGCAGTGAGTTCGCTACCAAGAAGTGGGCGACCTTTTAACTGCTGCTCAACATTTTGAATAGCGCGGCGGCGATCTCTTTGGTCGCGGGTCTCGCGCTGCATTAAATTTGCGGGTCTGGATTTTGGTACAGGGACAGCGACCATTAGTAATACTCTCTCTTGCGTGGGATGTAATCGTCCTCAAACTCTTCGCCGTCTAATCTGACAAAGCCGCCCTGACGAAAACGCATCAGTGCCATCGTCATACTATCACAAAAGTCATCATGGTCGCCATTAGGAAATGACGCGACCTCTTCCATAACTTCGTCGGCAAACTTTTCCCCTTCAGGATACCACACTTTGCCCGATTCAAAAATAGGAGACACTAAATGCATACGCGCTGTTTTATCTAAACCGCCCCCACCCTTCCGGCGACCGGGGGCAAAGGTAGCAACAGGGAGGTTCAGTAACCTCATTTCATCAGCCAATGGCTGACCAGATGCCTTCGCCTCAATCAACATAAGCTCTGGGTCCCAGTAATCAAACTCCTCACGAGCAATCTCTTTTAACTCAGGGAAGTTCCAACGACCCTTCTTAGCGTCCAACAATATCAAATGCTCTTCACTGTTTCTAAATGGACGGAATACACCCCACGTTGTGATGGCAGAATAGTCAGCAGTCTCTTTCTTGGAGTACGCCGTATCATATGACTGTATTACATAGTCAAGATCGGGTACTTCCTCTTCTTCCCACGGTCGCCACCACTCCCGCTTGACCATCGCGGTTTCTTCTGATGTAGGATTTTGTTGCCACTGCGCGTTCCATTTGCCCACGGACAGCGATGCTTTGACCTTTAGTAGCTCGTCCTTCATCCAGAACTCAGGCCACAATGGTTCCCCCGAAGGCAAAATAGCAGGAAATTCTACAACTTCCCACTGATCAGCCATAATATCTTTTGCTTGGGCAGCAAGTAACCTGCCGGTAATGTCCTTCTTAGACCACCGGGTCTGCACAATAATGATGGTTCCCCCCGGTTGGAGTCTCTGCCGAGGACCCGAAGTGTACCACTCATAGGCATTATCATAGGCGGTCGAGGACAAAGCATCCTGTTCCGAGTGCGGGTCATCAATAATTAATAAGTCAGCGCCACGACCGGTCATCGCCGCTCCCACCCCTGCCGCGAAGTATTCCCCACCAGCGCTAGTCTCCCAACGACCTGCCGCTTGGCTATCCGGTTTCAGGTCAGTGTCGGGAAATACCTCTGCATATTTGGGGTCAGCAATGAGGTCACGAACCTTACGACCAAACCTTACAGCAAGTTCAGTGTTCATGGTAGCCTGAATAATCTTTAGCTTTGGATTTCGGCCCAAGAACCAGGAGGGCATCAAGTAGGATGCAAATTCAGATTTAGAATGTCGAGGAGGCATATTGACAATTAGTCTTTTCAACTCGCCTCTGGCAATCTTCTCTAACTTTTCCGCGATGACTCTGTGATGGGTCCCCTCAATGAAATTATCATACACATGATGGGCGTAAGGCATAAACTGCTCTTGTGCTTTGTCACGCATCTCTAGCCGCTTGGCCTGTTCTTCAAGGAGGTAGATTTCCTTGAGCACATCTTCAGGCAGCATCTCTAAATTTGTAGCTGTTTCCATACCCGAACGATAATACACAGCAATGAAATTATCAACCCAACATACATATATGCTACGCATATATGTACACCGCCGCGCAAGGGGGGCGGGGGTCTTATTTTTCTTTGTGGGAAATGCCAACTGGGCCCAGTAACCCTTGCTCCTCTCTGTGATATCTGATAATATAGGGATATAACTGCTTATATATGGAGAAAAAAGCATGAAGTATTTACAGAAAATCGCATCAGCATACGGCTACACAATTCAAAGGGGTTCTTCCGATGGATACAGCGGCTATCATGTTTATAACCGTCATCACATATCAGTGGGTGTGTTCTTTGACTCGCTCGATAGTGTGGCAGATTACTTTGCTAATAAGATTAAGGGAGAAAAATAATGCCTTTAAATTGGAATGCAGAATCGGTTAAAGACTGGGATGACCTGCCCGAATATAAATTCGACGTTATCAACTGGACCATGGCAGTTGGCATGAGTGGCGTTAAGAAAGACAATGTTGACAAGTGGTGTGACAGAGCACAGTTCCTGCGGAACAGCGGCGGCGCTTGGCTTCGCGCTGTCAGGGAAAACGGGGAAGAATTCTACCCGTTTGAAGACAGAGAGTTCATGACCAAGATGGTTGGGCTTCACACAAACGCCAATAATATTCCTCAGAATAAATGGTTGAAGCGACTGTTCGAGGGCAAGGTATCAGACTGGGCTTGGCAGAGGTTGGAAGAAAAAAGGGAGGCAGAGGATAATGGATAAGCGCAAGGTCGAAGATGCGGCAGGTTACTTCCTGCTAGCTTGGATGGCATGCATGGTAATTCTAATCTGCATCCGCATGACATGGTAAGGAGAAATGAAATGAATGAATACCAAAAATTTTTATTAGACGCTGGGATTGCCGACACTCGCATCCCTTCCCTATACACGGCAATAAGTGACCTTCACTCAGCCGTATCATACATGGACCTAGAGAACCGCGACCGACTGGAAAAAGCCGCGCCGTGGATTATGGAAGCGGTCCGGCATTTTGGATCCAAAGATGACTACCTCCAAAAGTTTAAGAGGTCCCTCGAAAAATAAAGTTTTCTCCCAGATAAGGCCCGCTTGCGCGGGCCTTATTTGTTTGGTTCTTAAATATATAACCTGCGGTCGCAGGTTATATTCAAGGCGCGCAAGCGCCGCGCAAGTTTTCTTTTACGACATAGGCGCGCAAGTCGCAGGCGCAAGAAATAAAGCTTGTGTTTATCTGATTAGCCTATAAAATAAGATAAGACTTTTATGGAGATTAAAAACAATGAAAAATAAAATCATATATAAAGGCCCGTCACTCATAGACGGAGAGCCAATTGTAGTTATTGCAATTGCCAAAAGTCGGAATAGCAAGACCGGTGACATGGTCCAAACTTATATCTTGGCTGACAATGGCAAGAGTCCGGTCGAGAATAGCAAGACCGGCGGGGACTATTCTATCTGCGGGAATTGTGTTCATCGCGGACAAGCGACAACAGACCCCAAGCGCAAGATTGCAAAAAAGCGGACATGCTACGTTAACTTAGCGCAAGGCGTTTTAATTGTCTGGAAACATTACATGTCGGGCGGATACGAAACAGCGGCAGGACATACAGACATTGCCGAGCTTGGCGCAGGTCGCATGGTCCGCATCGGCACCTATGGAGATGGCGCGGCGGTCCCGTCTTATATCTGGGATAGTCTTTTATCTGAATCATCCGGGCATACCGCATACACACACCAGACTAACGTTCCCGGCGTTCATGCGGACCCGTCGCGATTTATGATATCGGCGGACGATGAAAAGCAGGCTCTAGATGCATGGGCCATAGGCTCTCGGACATTCCGCGTTATTGGCAATGTGCAAGACGTTATAAAAGGTGCCGAGATTCTCTGTCCTGCATCAGAAGAAGCAGGCAGGCGGACAACATGCAAGACATGCAAGCTTTGCGCTGGCGCATCCATCGCGGCAAAATCAATAGCCATCGTGGCGCATGGTCCAAATTCTAAATCACTTAAAAACTAGAGGGCGAATTGATGGAACATTTAACAGACTATCAAAAATTAGATTGGATCAGCTTTGCAATTCAAGAAGCCTTGAACGGCAACAATGACGAATTAATGCAGGCCCTAGAGCTTGTCGAAATTTTGCGCGACGCTGAAAAATAGGAAAGAAAGAGCAGCCAATTTTTTATGTTCTTCCCCTATAACATAGGCGCGCAAGTCGCAGGCGCAGGCAAAGCCCAGCCCTTTATAGCCATAAGGCGCAGGGCGCAGGGCGCATCGGACACAGGTCCTTCCCATATGGACAAGGGCCGCAGGTCGCAGGCCCTCGAACCTTGGATCTCCAATGCAGAACTGCCCTCAAATAAAAAAGCAAGTCCCTCAGAGGGCGCGAACGCAAGAAAAAAAGACACGCCACCACACCTAGAATGGGAGAGATGCCATGCTATCTGTGATGGTTGCAGGGCAACCCCATTTCTTTTTATTATTTTTAATTCACACCAAATAGGGATGCCATCCATACAGATATATGAATCAGGCATGCCCTCTGATACTCGGTTTTCAATCCGCTGTGCGTGTGTCTTTTTCGGCAGGTGCTTCTTCAATAAGCTCCACAGTTTCGCTTCGGTTGTTGGCACTTTTCATCTCCCCTTCGATGAATGCATGAGGATAAGATTTTCTAAGCTCAGAAAGTCTGGCGACAATATCATCACGGCTCATGCTATCGAGTTGATGAACATGGGTTGCCTCTCTCCTGTCTATTGTGAGGCCACCGAGTGCAGACCTAATCTTCTCAGCATTAATAGCGGCAGAAAATTGTCCCTCTGCTTCTGCACCTCTGGACAATTCATCAAGACGTTTAAGCTGATTGAGCAGGGTCACCCCATATTTTCTTTCCGCCGCCTGCCTCAGTTCTTTTATAAGCTCCGGCACATCAGGGAAGTCTCGCCCATTCAGAAGTTTAGAGGCCATAGTAATAGAAGATTTTTCAGAGTAGCCTGCCATCCTCGCACACTCTGCATTGCTGTACCTGCCCTCGACATAATACTTAGCAAAAGTTCTTTGCCTTTCAGTAAGACCTGCTGGCCTACCAGCTTTTCCTATAGTGTTTTCTACAGGTTTTTCTTTTTCTTTTTTCAAATTTCAAACTCCCAGCAGACTTGTGAAGTGTTACAGTGATACAGAAGTGATACAGCTACAGCCCTTGTCCCATAAGGGTTGTATCACTTGTACCGTTTGTATCACCATTTTCAAAAAAAATATTTTAAAAAATAAAATCTCACAGAAAACACTATTAGATAAATTATTTAGTTGACTATCAGATAAATCCCTATAAATTAGTATATAGTTTATCTTATTATATCGGAGGAAAATTGATATGACAACAGAAGCACAGAAGATTCAGGACATAGGTTCTTGGACCGAGGACGGAGATTTCTTTATCGAGTTGCACGGTTCAATCTGTTTGGTCCGCCCACAGAATGACCATGCGTCTGATTGGTTGGCTGAAGAATCGCGGTCCGCGTATGAGGCTGGTTCTGAATGGCAGTTCTTTGGCAATGCCTTGGCTGTTGAGCCTCGGTACTTGGACAATGTTTTAGGTTTATTAAATGCAGAAGGTTGGAGGGTAAGCTAATGGCTATTTTTAAAGTAAATGTTAGCCGAATTTGTTTGCATGAAACTTCGGTGATTGCTGACTCTGAGGCGGAGGCCAAGGAAATTTTCTTCAGAAATTGGTATGCTGGGGAATGTTACAAAGATTTATATGAAGATGAGTTTGAAAGGTTCAGTGTTGAAAAACAGGTGGTGGACAATGGGTAAGCTATCTATTACTGAGCGCATCAGGAAGGTGGAGCATTGGCGAGAGATGGCACTGGATGCCTCGCCGCCACCCTCCCTTGATAAGAGTATGCGGCGGCGGTGGTATGATGCACAGCGTCAGAAGATTGAAACACACACCAAAGAATTAGATAAATTATATAAAGAAATGGAGCGAAACAATGGGAACTAGAGCAGTATATTTTTTCTATGATGAAGATTTTCAAGATTTATATGGTGTTTACAAGCACTATGATAACTATCCATCAGGTGCGGCATCTCATATTGAGGCGGCAAAAGAATATGCATGGCAGTTGCCGAGGTTTGAGGCTGATGAATTTGCGGCGGCTTTTGTTGCGGCGAACAAGAACCCTAACGGTGGTGAGTGCAGGCTGATAGGTTTGTTTAATCATGACTCGGTGCCTTCTGTAATGGAGGAGCAAAGTTTCTGTGATTATTATTATTATGTGAGCTACAGCCAAAAAGATGAGGACCTCAAGGTGGAGATTCTTGAAAGTAATTATGATGAGGAGCTTGAGGAAACAATCTGGAGAGAGACTGGCAGGATGACACACTCTGTAATGAAGAGGGGCTTTGAAGATGGGTAAGCTCAAACAGGAAATGATTGCCATCATGGATGAGGCCATTGAAGAAGGCGAGTTGCACGGAGATGGTACAAGGTTCACGCGGCATTCAACCATTGACCTTGAGTGGCATGAGGTAGGGGATTTTATCTTCAAGCTTCGGGACATCTACAAGCTACAGGGCAGGGATATATCTGAGGTAAATGCCTACTCGATAAGTGGTGTGGATCCAATAACAGAGCAGGTCTATGGTCCGAGGGAACAGGGCATAGAAATTAAGTGGAGGGAATCAGATGTCTGATGTATGGACCTTTAAGGATTTAACAACGGCCCCTAAGAAAGTTTTGAAGGGCCATGAGAAAGCCATGAAGCATTTCGCAGAAAACTTGCCGAAAGATTATAAAAATTATACTCCTCCGAAAGGGTATAGGCACAAGAGATATCACAACCCGAAGGGTCATCAGCTTCCGAGGGTTGGTTCTGAAGTGTCTTTGAAAGGGGAGTTTGTGACAGTGCTGGCAAAAGATAAAGCACAGTTTGTTGATTTTTCTAGGACCGACAAGGTTGTAAATGTTTTGTTTGTAAGCTGGGGCAAAGACCCAAATACAAAAACTCAGGCTCGATTTACATGGGAAAATTTTGACAAGCAAACAGGTTTTATACGGAGGGAAGCAGATGCCGATACCAACAATAAAGATTGAGTATACGCCAAGCTGGGATAGCTGGGCGGAGATTGCCGAGGCCGTATGGGTCACGGCTCTTGAGGGCGGCTGTAATTATTGGATGGATTACATCCATACTGGCGGCAACAACTTGAAACAGGGGCAGGATATCATCGGGGATTTTCCTATCATAGTTCACTATGGTGATGAGGGCTGGGGCGATGGTGAGTCTGAGACTATCTCGGCCCTTGCATTTAGTGTTGTTGTTGATGGTATCAATGCACTGCCTGCAGAACTAAAGATGCAGATAGGCAACCCCAGCACATGTGACATCGATGCCGAGCAGGCTGACATGATTATTCAATTCGGATTATTTGGGGAACAGGTTTATGGATAACAAGAAATTCGCGGCGGCGTTACGGCACTGGCAAAACTGCTTCGAGACTGGCACATGTCAGGACGAGTATGCAGACGAGATAGCATACATCCTTGCAGATAAGGCGCATGACATAGAGATGGATGTTTTAAGACAACGTATTGAGGACAGGAAAAAATGCGTTGAGCGTCATGCTCTGTCGAACAAGCTAATATCTAAGGCAATTAAATCAGGGAGGGTGTAGGTAAATGGAAAAAGAATACAACATCAAAATAGACGCAAGCTTTTTCTGCGATAAGAACTTCGTAATCTCGGCACCTAATGAGGAGATTGCAAAGGTGAGGGTTATGAAACTCTTGCACAATGAGTACCGTGAGCCGATGAGGAATAGGTTTGTGGACATGATTGAGGACCATGTTGATGTGGGGCATTGGACCTACAGCTTATCTCCGGTGTTCGATATTGTTTATTGTGAGGAAGAAGAGGAGGAGGAGGACGTTACATTCGACAGCGTTGATTTAGAATTAGCCTGCCTGATTGATGACCCAGATGAAAACTGGCAGGCAGAAGTTGCAAAAATTAGAGCCCGATTGTGGGCATTACAAAAGAAGATGGGAGTATAGTTATGGGTAGACCAAAAAATATTGAGAACATGACACAAGAAGAGCGCATCGTATATTGGGAGAAGCGGCGTGAGCGCGAGGCTTTTGCTAGACTGGAAACTTTCAATGCCTTATCCGCTGACCAGCGGCAGGCGGTGAAGGATTTATATGACAAGCTGGACAGTGTGTTGGACACGGTTTTATATCCTGAGAACGGCGGGATTAAATATGTCACCGCGTTTGAGTTGCAGGAGCTTGCTGATGCTAATGATACGTTAAGGTTTAACTTTAATCTGGATGTAAGGGAAAATGGATAATGGCTGAGTATTCTGTAGCAAAGAACATCGAGGAGCATGCTTCAGTGGTGAAAGATTTTTGTGAAAACATCCCTGCAAACAGAGGTGAGTGGAGCCCACCGATTGGGTACATGCTGGAGTCGGATAGCTATCATCACTCCAGAAAAAGAAGAACCATAGGTGCATACGCGGACCGTGTTGGTTCTTCCAAAACAGTGAGAGGTGTTAAGTGGAGGGCAATAGCCAAGGCTAGAGCAACTTGGCATTTCAATGGCAAAGGTAGAAACTATAAAGTTTACACCACAATTTTATGGGCGGAGGAGAATTAATAATGCCTAGAGTATACATAGAATGGGAGTGGCCCGAAGCGTTCGACAAGTTCGGGTTCGGGGACGGAGATGCATGGAACGGTACGCATGAGGTTGAGGGCGAGATTGAAAAGCTTGGCTATACCTGCGAGACTGATAGCTGGGGCTGTCATAACTACATGATACTGGACATCTTGAAGGACGGGAAGTCTATCCTGTTTAACAAGGACAACAAAGGTATCTTGGATGATTGGAAGCCGGAGATAGTTCAAAGGATCAAGGACCGAGGTGCTGCGGACAGGGCCCCAGAATCACTGGGCTATGAAGATCCACTGCGGTATCTACCGGATGATATCATTCAGCATCTGGACAAAATTTTTGATTATGAATGGGAGGATAGTTACTATGCTTAAAAGAACATGGGAACTGGTGATGAACAGCGATAAGAATCCGTTGAAGCATATACCGGACAACAATACAAGGCATTTGGTAATGCAGTTATTGGCTTGGATGTGGTGTATTATATTTTCTTTATACCTTGGGAGCATCACGGCTTTTGGTATTAGCGCATCGATACACGCGCTGTTGATTGCTGGGGTATTTATAACATTGGGTGTGTTTGAAACAGCCAAGCGCAGGCCGAGCTATTTCGGTGGATTGGGTAGAGGTAACGGAGGTGAGCATGACTAAACTAAAGACTTCGACTGCATACAAGTCAAAGGCGACGAACTACGAAGTAACTATCATTGCAGAATATACACGGGTATTGAACGTGGTTGCTGTCGATGAGGAAGAGGCGAAGGAAATAGCAGAGAACAGGACACGCGTTAAGACTGCTGTCATGACTAGGCTTGGGTATAGTATTGGTGACGTTGAAGCTATCGATGCACAGGAAAAAGAATTTATAGGATTGAATTATGGATACAGAAGCAGAGCGCAAAAGCGAAAAGGCACAAGTCCTGATACAGGAGTTGATGATAGCCTTTGAGAAGATGGAGTTGGACCCTGATTTCGCGGCTTATATACTGGTGTCCGCAGGTTGTGGGCTGGCTGTTTCTGCGAACAGAGACTCTTCGGTTGTTGCTACTCAGTTGATAGCATCAGCCATGATTATGGCTAACAAGCAGGTTCTTATGACTGATGTTGAGGACCCAGAGGAAGAAGAAGAGGAGGACTACAACTATGACTGCAACACGAAACACTGATGTGGGGGACGGGTCTATGCAAAAGCGGTTGGACGCAGGCCGTTGTCCTAGATGTGATTCCGTTCTTAACCTACACATGGCTGATGGCATGGTCAGGTGCGGTATCTGTAAATTACAAATAGTTGACGGTATCTCTCTTGCTGGTACTGTAGAAGATAAGGAGACTGACATGCATGAAACACATTTAATACCTGACGTAAAAGACATCTGCGATTCTGACCAGAAGATGGAGTGGTCCGAGGCTGTTAATATTGTGGAGCAAGTGATAGAACAATGGCTAATGGATCCAGAGCCTGTAGACGAGGCAAAGGAAAATGAAGTGAGGTCAGCATGGCAGAGAATTTTGGCGGGATGAACAGACTGATTAGGGTTCTTGAAGAAGAACATGTAGAGCTAGAGTCAGCAGGTATGTTTGATGAGGCCGACCACCTAATGCAGAGAATTATAACTTATCGTGACATGAGAGCACGGGCACACAAGGTAGCGGCGGATCTAAATAATGACTGATGATAATGTAGTATATCTAAACAACAAACTTAAACTATCCGTGGACCCAGTTCCGGCAGTCTGCGAGGTGGCAGGCAAGATACTGAGTGATGTTGTTATAGTTGGTGAGGCAGAGGATGGGACTATCAAGATGATAACTACCCAGCCTGATGCCGCTGAGATACTATACTATCTGGAGACTGCTAGGTATTCACTAATGTCTGGAGACATGGACGAAGATTAAGATGAGGGGCAAATGTTTAAATACAAGACAAAGCCATACGCGCACCAAGAGGTTGCGTTACAGAAGTCGTATGATAAAAAAAATTACGGCTACTTTATGGAGATGGGGTGTGGAAAATCGAAGGTTCTTATCGATAATATCACTTGGCTCTATGAGAATAAGAAGATTGACACCGCTGTTGTTGTTGCACCCAAAGGTGTGTACCGCAACTGGGAGGTATCAGAAATACCAACTCACCTTCCAGAGGACATTGAACACGAGGTCTATGTTTGGAATCCAAACCCAAAGAAGAATCAGCGGGAGCACTTATCCGCAGGGGTTAGTCAGCGTGACAAGCTCCGCATCTTGCTGGTCAATGTTGAAGGGTTCGCAACAGCCAAGGTTAAGAAATACTTGGATTTATTTACACAAGGTTCGGCTTACCTACTTGCAGTTGATGAGAGCACAACTATTAAAAACCCGAAGGCCAAGCGGACTAAGGCTCTGGTTGGACTTGGTCAAACAGCCGCGTACAAGCGTATCCTTACCGGATCGCCCGTTACTAAATCGCCTATGGATCTCTACGCGCAATGCGGATTCATGGACAAGGAGTTGCTTGGCTTCGACAGCTACTACTCCTTCCAGGGGAGGTACGCTATCACACGCACTCAGCGCATGGGTTCGCACAGCTTTCAGCAGATTGTGGGGTACAGAAACCTCGACGAACTATCAACAAGGCTAAACTACTTTTCATATCGAGTGACAAAAGAAGATGCATTAGACCTACCTGATAAGGTCTACACTATTAGAGAAGTAGGAGTTACTGATGAGCAGTACAAATACTATCAGTCATTGAAGAGTGCTGCGATTGCTTTGCTTGATGAAGGCCAGCTAGTGTCTGCCCCTGCCGTGATGACACAACTACTTCGACTGCAACAGGTACTATGTGGTCACATCATGACAGATGATGGTGAGCTAGTAGAGTTTCCGACTCGGCGTATCGATGCCCTTCTGGACACAGTGCAGGAGATGTCCGGCAAAGTAATCATCTGGTCACGGTTCCGCTATGACATCAAGAAGATTGAGGCTGAGTTAGCCAAGGTTCATGGTCCGAGTTCCGTGGTCACATATTATGGGGACACCAGTGATGATGACAGGCAGACAGCGGTCAGAAGATTTCAGTTCGAGGATGCTAGGTTTTTTGTAGCTAACCCACAGACAGCAGGCTATGGCCTAACACTAACGGCGGCGACCAATGTAATCTACTATGCCAATGACTTTAATCTTGAGACGAGGGTTCAGTCTGAGGATCGGGCGCATCGAATAGGCCAGAAGCATTCGGTGACCTATGTGGATTTGGTATCGAAGGGGACAGTTGATGTTCATATAGTGAAGTCTCTTCGGGATAAGATCGACTTGTCCGCGAAGACCCTTGGAGAAGAAGCTCGTCAATGGTTGGAACTGGACCCCCGGAAAAGTGACGATTAGATGTCTGTTGTTCTGCATACTTGGCGGCATTATTATTTGGATTACGGGATAGCTGGTGTGGATACAAAGCACAGATGTTTTCTTCGAGGTCTACATATAACAGGCGAACGCCCAGCTTTAGCTGGTTGGGCTTTAACATTCGAGAGATTATAGACCCATTCTTTCTGCGGCCTACAGTCTTTACGTCAAACAAAAAAAGCTCCCCATTGGGAGCTAGTGCAATCAAATCTATCGGGCCTTGCTCGATGAAAGGAGAGTAGACATAGCAGTCTTGGGACACCAACCAAGCGGCGGCTATAAGTTCAGATCTTTTTCCGTCACGAATCTGATGAGCAGGTCTCATACTTAAAAGCCTTTCAGATAAAAAAGTTTATTCACCTATATATTACTTGACTATCAAATAATATATAGGCTATTTTAAAAACCGTAACACATTAGTAATAAGGGAACAACTGATGGACATGAAGAAATGGAAATCCATAGCTATCACTGTTGATGTGTATGAAATTATACGCCAGCAGGCTGAGAAGAATGACAGAAGTGTTAGTAAGCAGTTGGCGCACATAGTAAAACAAAGCGCTAAAGAAAAAGCTGCTTGACATACCTCTGGGGAGTGGGTCTATACTCTCCACCTGACCCGAAGGGGTTAAACTTTAACGTAACAGGAGTGTACGATGAGCGATGTGTTTTCGCTATTTGATGAGGAAGTCGATGCCGATAAGTTCGACAAAGTAACTACTGATACAGGCTCCCGCCTGTCTCATTTGATCCGTGAGTCAAAGAAGATTGACGATGAGATTGCTCAAGCCGAGCAGTATCTCAAGGACTTAAAGTTTAAGAAAAGAAAAGTGAACGAGGATGACATCCCTAACCTGATGCAGGAAATGGGTATGGATTCTGTGACTGTCGATGGCAACAAGGTTGCTCTTCGCCAGTTCGTTCATGCGCGTATCCCAGATGAGAAGAGAGACGAGGCATACACATGGCTACGTTCTATCGGTGAGGGGGATATCATTAAGAACGATGTAACCATCTCATTCAAGTCTGGAGAAGACAACATGGCAACTGCCGTGGTTGAGGATCTGCGTGGTCAGTATGGGCTGGAGCCAGCGCAGAAGACACACATCCATGCACAGACTTTGAAGGCATGGGCCAAGGGCCGTATTGAAAGCGGCAAGGAAATTGACTTTGACACATTCGGTATCTTTGTGGGGACCGAAGCTAAAATTACAAGGAGCTAAAGACTATGGCTGAAACAGCAGTAGCAGAAAAGAATACAACAGCAATCGCAAACATCATGGATGATTTGTATGAATCAGCAGGCCAAGGTCGTGAGGCTATCGGTGCAGAGGATATGCAGATACCATTCTTGCGCATCCTTCAACCGCTATCACCACAGCTTTTGAAGACGGACCCTAAGTTTATTAAGGGTGCGTCAGCAGGTGACCTGTTTAACACAGTGACAGGTGATTACTGGGAAGCAGACTCCGGCGTTAAAGTTTTAGTTTGCGCGTTCCAGACTAAGTTCCTTGAGTTCGGTCTCCGTGAAAGCGGTGGTGGGTTCATGGGTGAACTGGATCCAAACAGCCCAGACATTCGTCAGACCACACGCAATGGTGCTAATGAAATGCTACCTAGTGGCAACGAGTTAGTACGCTCCGCTCAATATCTAGTGCTTGCATATGACGCTGATGGTATGACCAGCCAGCTAGTGTGCGACATGAAGAAGACACAGATGAAAGTGTCTAAGCAGTGGAACACCAGACGCAATGGCCTGAAGGTCATGCACCCAACCAAGGGGTTGTTCAATCCTCCAACATGGGCAACCCCCTGGACTCTTACTACTGTGCAGGAGTCTAACGACAAAGGTTCGTGGTTCAACTTCGCAGTCACCCAAGGTGAGATGACTGATGTACCAATGGATGTGCTTCAAGAAGCGAAGCAGATGTACCAAGACTTCAAGGCGGGTGACATTAAAACGAGTGCCGCTACTTCAGATGAGATGCGTTCAGCCAATCCATCTGACGGGGACGACGTACCGTTTTAAAAAAGTTGGAGCAGGGTCTAGGTATAAACTAACCCTGCTCCTCCCTTACCTGTTGGAGTAATAGTAGATGAACCAAGCTACACGGTTCATGGCTGCATTTGAGGGGTTCAGTGCGGCACATGGACAGACACAAATATCAGAAGAGAGACGGGCCGGTAAGCAAAAGGCTAAGTCTTTTATCGTTCGTAAACCTCTCACTATAGAATTAATTGTATCTCACCTCGAAGGTAAAAGCGGGGTGGGTTCTATCCCAATTAACGAAGAGAATAAGTGTAGGTTCGGGGCACTGGACATAGACCAGTATCCGTTAGACCTTGTTGCTCTGGATAAGAAGCTACAAGACCTTGAGATACCTTGTGTGACCTGCCGCTCTAAGTCTGGTGGCGCGCACATATTCTTTTTCTTTACAGAGTATATGAGTGCAGGAGTCTTCCGTGACAAAGCATCTGAGGTTGCATCGTATCTGGGGTACGGTGGCTGTGAGATATTCCCAAAGCAAGAAGAGATTCTTGTCGAGCGTGGTGATGTTGGCAACTTTATTAACCTTCCGTACTTTGATTCGGAACAGACGATGCGCTATGCACTTCTTGCTAACGGCGAAGAAGCAGACTTAACAGAGTTTCTAGATCTAGTCGAAGAACGTAGGATAACTCCCAAAGCTTTTACAGACCTAACATTCGGTGAGCCTGTCGATGAGTTTGCAGACTGGTCACCATGCCTGTCATGCATGTTCGCACAAGGTATACCCGAAGGCACCCGCAACACTGTAATGTTTGCGGCGGCGGTAGGCTGTAAGAAAGAACAACCAGAGAAGTGGAAAGAACGCCTTGAAGAAATCAACAACAAGTATGCTTCACCACCTTTGCCAGCTTCTGAGATCGTTGTCATACAGTCTCAGCACGAGAAGAAAGAGTATGGATTTCCGTGTGATCAGGAACCGCTAAAGTCTTTCTGCAACAAGAGCCTGTGTAAGACAAAGAAGTTTGGTATTGGTAGCCACGTTGCTCATGTAGACATAACGGGTTTGTGTGTTGTCAAGTCAGAGCCTCCCGTTTGGTTCTGTGATGTGGCTGGTCAACGGGTTGAACTTACAACTGATGACTTGCAAACACCGCAGAAGTTTCAAAAGGCTTGCATGGAACAGATACATGTGATGCCGCCACTGCAGAAGGTAGGCGACTGGCAAGAGCTTGTTGGCGTAATGATGCAGGACATGAGTGAGATAGAGGTGCCAGAAGAACTAACATACAAGGGTCAGTTCATGGACCTTCTTGAGTCTTACTGTGATGGCAGGGTGCAGGCTCAGTCAGCCGAAGAGATATCTATTGGCAAGCCGTTTACTGACGAAGAAGAGGGTCTTACATACTTTAAGCTTGAGTCTTTGATTAAGTTCCTGCGAGGTCATAAGTTTGACAGCTATAGCCGAGGTCAGATACAGGAGCGGTTGAAAGAACTTAATGGCAGTAATGTAGCTAACGGTCAAAAGAGATTTGATACAACAGCAGGGGGCACCAAACCTTTACGAGTTTGGTGGGTGCCTTCCTTCAGTTCCGAGGTCCAAGTTCCGGGGATCGAGATTGAAAGTGAGGTGCCCTTCTAATGCAGACAACTATCTTTGGTCCCCCAGGAACGGGCAAAACAACAACGCTTATTAATATTGTTAAGCAGGAGCTTGATAATGGGACTAAGCCTGAGAACATTGCGTTCGTATCCTTCAGCCGTAAGGCGGCGGAGGAAGCGCGTGATCGTTCAGCGGCGGCTCTAAACATGGGCTCGGACCAGATGGTGTGGTTCCGCACTTTACATAGCTTCGCGTTTCAGAACATAGGTATTGGAAACAGGCAGGTTTTGAAGGGCTCTGACTATAACCAACTGGGTCGGCTGTTAGGCTTAGAGTTTGCTTCTAACTCTTCTCTCACTATGGCTGATGGTAATCTATTCAGCAGTGGTAAGGGAGGAGATGCTTACCTATCCTTGATACAGTTAGCACGGGTTCGAGGAGTCAGTCTTGAGCAGCAGTTTAATGATGCCAATGACAGAAGACTTTACTTTCAGCAGTTGAAGGTTGTTAATCAGGTGTTGCAAGATTACAAGCGCGACACAGGCAAGATAGATTTTGTAGATATGATTGAGAGGTTCATAGACGAGGGGGATTCTCCCCTGCTTGATGTGCTTATTGTTGATGAGGCACAGGACCTAGCACCTATGCAGTGGAAGATGATACACGATGTGATGAAGCCACGGGCCAAGCGGGTTTACTTTGCTGGTGATGATGACCAGTGTATCTATTCTTGGATGGGCGTAAACGTAAAAGACTTTCTTAACGCTTCAGATAATAAAACAATTCTCCATAAATCATATCGGCTTCCTGAAACTATCCACGCTCTTGCAGAAGGTTTGGTAAGTCAACTAGGTACACGGCAGGAAAAGATATGGATGCCGAAAGAGGAGTCTGGAGTTGTAGTTTGGCACCATGATATGCTTGGGTTAGACCTAACCAATGGCGAGTGGCTAATCCTTGCACGAACGAACTACATCGCAAACAAGATTGCAACAGATCTCAAAGAGCAGGGGTACTTGTTCTGGCGTGAAGGTTCCGGTTGGTCTATCTCACCAAATGTATTAACTGGAATCGAGGTTTGGCTAAAGCTATGCAAAGGAACACATCTTTCTGCGACGGAACTGAAGACGTTATCTACATTATTAAAATCGGATATCGTGACCAAAACTGGAAGACGGAAGCTTGCCACGCTCGACAGCGAACTAACTTACAATCTCGAAAGCATAAGAGAGAACTTTACTACGAACGTCTCCGTCGAGATGCCGTGGTACGATGTGCTGAAAGTTTCAGAGAGGGAGAGAATATATATTTCCTCAGTGAGACGGATGGGCGAGAAGATCCTAACGAACAAGCCGAGGATCAAGATATCGACGATCCACAAAGCAAAGGGTGGCGAAGCGGATAACGTCGCCCTACTGCTAGACTCCTCCAAGCCATGTGCTGAAAGCCCTGATCAGGACTCCGAGATACGGACGTTCTACGTTGGGGCTACTCGTGCCAAGAAAGCACTGCACATTATCGAATCACAATCAATGTATGGATTTAAACTATGAAAGACCGACAGCACTTTATCGACACCGCCGCAGAGTTAATCAATGGGCCGAGGGCCAAGGATTACGGGCCGGCTAAGTTTAACCATGAGCGTATCGCTACTATATGGAGCGTCATACTTAACAGAGCGGTGACTGCAGAACAGGTAGCGGCTTGCATGATTGGTGTTAAGCTGGCTCGTCTGGCAGAGGATATTACCAAAGATGATTCATGGGTAGACATCATTGGATACGCGGCCTTGGGCGGTGAGATTGTAAACGACGATGAGTGAGGGTTATCAAATGGACATCCTAGACTTAGACATGCAAGATGCTGCTATCCAAGGAACGGAAAAGCAATGGGTTCCGCCGTCTTCTTTCCCAGACTTAACCAGTCAAGAGCGTATCGCCATTGACCTTGAGACACGGGACCCGAACATCAAGACATTAGGGCCGGGCTGGTGTAGAGATGATGGCTACATCATTGGGGTAGCTATTGCGGCGGGAGATTTCCAAGGGTACTTTCCTATCCGGCATGAGAGCGGCGAGAACTTCTCACAGAAGAAAGTCTTTGCTTGGCTGAAGAAACAGATGGAGACACCTCATATTGAGAAGGTCATGCACAATGCGATGTATGACCTTGGCTGGTTGCGCTGGGCCGGGATCGAGGTTCAAGGTTCGATAGTCGATACCATGATAGCCGCTCCCCTGCTGAACGAGAACCGGATGTATTACAACCTAGACTCTTTGGCTCGTGAGTATCTGAGTGAGCGTAAGGATGAGAAGATTCTGAAAGCTGCGGCCTCTGCCTTTGGTGTGGATCCAAAGGGCGGGATGTGGCGGCTACCGTCTCACTTAGTCGGGGCATATGCAGAACAGGATGCCGCTGTGACCCTGAGACTTTGGGACAGGTTACGCGCTGACATGATTAAGGATGAATGCACTGGTATATTCCAGCTTGAGTCAAGCCTGATGCCTGTGCTTCTGGACATGAAGACGAATGGTGTGCGGGTTGACATAGATAAAGCAGAGCAGGCGCGGACAGAATTACTGCGCAGAGAAAAAGAATTAACGGAGGATGTGCGGAAAGACACGGGCGTAACTATCGAACCGTGGGTCGCTACATCTATAGCAAAGGCGTTTGATGCCGTCGGGCTGTCGTATGATAGGACAGAAAAAACTGGGGTTCCCGCCTTTACAAAACAGTTTCTTGCGAACCATGAGAATCCTCTGGCACAGAAGATTGTAAAGATTAGAGAGTTTAACAAGGCCAACACAACCTTTATCGAAACCATTCTTGAGCACTCTCATAAGGGGCGTATTCATTGTGACTTTAATCCTTTGCGTTCCGACGAGGGTGGCACTGTAACGGGTAGATTCTCTTCAAGTAACCCGAACCTACAGCAGATCCCGGCACGGGACCCTGAGATCAAAGCAATGATCCGAGGACTGTTCATACCAGAAGAGGGGTGCAAGTGGGGCTCATTCGACTATGCGTCACAAGAACCACGCTGGCTTGCTCACTATTGTTCTACATTAAAAGGCGTACACCGTCACCCTCAGATTGATGAAGTAGTTCAGATGTACCACGATGGCAATGCTGACTTTCACCAAATGGTTGCAGACATAGCAGGTATTTCTCGTAAGCAGGCTAAGACTGTTAACCTTGGTATCATGTACGGTATGGGCAGGGGTAAGCTGGCTGGCGTGATGGACATCACTGATGAAGAGGCAAAAGAACTTCTTGCTAAGTATCATGACCGGGTGCCGTTTGTTAAAGGTATGGCTGACATGACTATGCGTAGAGCAGAAGAGGTTGGGCATATCAGAACGTGGCTGGGACGGAAGTGTCGCTTCAATATGTGGCAACCTAAGTCATACGGCTACAGCAAGCCTATGCCGCTAGAGGCGGCGGCAAAAGAATATGGCGGTAAGGCGGCAATCAAACGTGCCTTTACATACAAAGCTTTGAACAGACTAATCCAAGGTTCAAGTGCCGACCAAACAAAGAAGGCGATGGTGGACTGCTATGCAGAGGGATTAACTCCAATGCTGACAGTGCATGACGAATTGTGCTTTAATATAGAAAGCAAGGAACAGGCCGAACGGGTAGCTGAAATCATGACCACCTGTGTACCAAACCTAAATATACCGTTCGAGGTAGACACAGCGCTGGTTGATAACTGGGGGGAAGTAGAGTGAAGTGCTGGCATTGTGAACACGAACTTATCTGGGGCGGCGACCATGATCAGGAAGACGATGATGGCAAACAGTTCATCGAATCTAATCTGTCCTGCCCTAACTGCGAAGCCTTCTACCTAGTCTACTTGCCCGTAGGAGGAGTGGAAGATGTTTGATGTATTTCTAACAGCCTGTCATTTAATAATTACAACTGAGTGTATGACTATAGAGAACACTAGAGGTCCTTACGAAAAGAGGATTGACTGTCTGGCTCGAATGAATGAGATGTCTGATGACGCAAGAGCCATGTTTACCAGAATGAAACTGCCATATGTGATAGTAAAACGCGAATGTCGTGGACCTCAAGCTGCATAGGTACGTCTACCCGCAACGAGCGGCCTGAGAATCGATGTTTTTATTTAAGTAAATCAGTCACTTGGAGAACAGGTCTCTCCTTGGCAACAGTCGTAAATTACCTGACCACAGGTGACACATTGCTCATGACCATGCACGAATATAGTTCTTAGCTCCTCACCACAGCGGTCACACCTCTTGCAGTGGCGTTTCACCTCAGTCTTCTCCATCTGCCAACGCCCTCATCCGTGATACCAAACGTCTTGCGCGGTTCGGGACCTGAGTATACCAACGGCTGTCAACCATCTGGTCTGCCGCCTCATTCCAGTCACGCGCATCAACACCAGCCTTCATGCCTTTGAACTTTGATAGGCGGGGCCGACCCATGTTAAACATCATGTTGGCAATAATTTTCTGACACTCGTCTGGTAAATCGGCAAAGTCAGAGTATAAGGTCATACAGTCATCAATCGTAACAGCCATATCTAGATTGAATACTTGCTGTACCCGCTCTTGCTCAATGACTGTGCCAACTTCTTTGCCGTACTCTTTGTCTTCTTTGGTAATGAGATGACCTATGCCGAATGTAGGTAG